ACTTCAACAACTGTAAGCAGCAGCACTAATACTTATGTGGATACAAACCTTACTGCTACTATTACACCAACAAGTTCTTCAAGTAAAATCCTTGTTGTAGTTAATCAAAACGGTACAAATAAAGATACTACAAGTCCTTATATGGCAATAAGAATTGTAAGAGGTTCAACCACAGTTCTTACTTATGCAATAACAGATGGATATAGTGACGGCAGTGTTCATCGATGGGGTTCTTCTTCTGCTTCTTATTTAGATTCCCCAGCAACTACATCAGCTACTACATATAAAACTCAATTTTGTAGTCTTGGAAACACTGCATATGTTGAAGTACAAAATAATAATGCAGTTTCTACAATTATTCTGATGGAGATAGCAGCGTGATTACTTCAGCAATCTATAAACTATATCCACAAGTTAAGTATATTAATGGTGAAACAGCTTACGACGATTCTGGTAATGAAGTCGTATATGATAAATCTGCTGTAGAAGCATATGTCAATGCAAACATATATAAAGCAGACCGTGCTAAAGAATATCCTCCTATCACCGACTACATTGATGGTGTCGTAAAAGGCGATCAAGCACAGATTGATAAATACATTGCCGACTGCTTAGCAGTTAAAAACAAATATCCTAAACCATAAGAGATAAGTTATGACCGAAGCTGACTTAAAACTCCTAAGCCACGAAGAAGTCTGTAAAGTTCGATACGAACAGATTAATGCTAGACTAAAGAGACTAGAACAGATTCTCATCGGTACTGCTGGATTCATTATTATAACATTACTAACTCTGGTACTTAAATGAGTAGACCACATTCCGTAGGCAAGAATCTTACTGCTAATACATTGACAACAATGTTTACTGTTCCAACTAGGAATATGGCTAAGTGGACTTTATTGTACGCTTACAATGGCACATCCTCTGCTAAGAACTTCAGAGCATTCTGGTATGATTCTTCTGAGAATGTAGAGATTGCTGTAGTATATGATTATTCTTTAACAGGTAAGAACTTCTTACGCATTGATGGACAGGCTCATGTAGTCTTAGATGAGCATGATGAGATTCGTGTATTGATTGAAACTGGTGCAACGAATGCAAGCTGTATTGTAACATTAGAATTAGAACAACGCAGTACCGTACAGAACTTTGTATAACAATTAAAAGGAAATAATATGCCAATGGTCAAAGAGAAGAAGTTCCCCTACACAACTAAGGGTAAGAAACAAGCTAAGTCGTATGCTCAGAAGACTGGTGCTAAGGTAGTATCTAAGCCAGCTAAGAAGATGGGTGCAATGCGTGGCTACTAAGCCTGGCTTGTATTCCAATATCGCAGCCAAGCGTCGTCGTATCAAGGCTGGATCAGGCGAGAAGATGCGTAAGGTAGGGGCTAAGGGTGCTCCTACTGCTAAAGCTTTTAAAGAATCTTCTAAGACAGCGAAGAAGAAATAATGGTTAAGAAAGTATATCAGAATCCTGAAGGTGGTTTAAACGCTAAAGGAAGGGCTTAGTTCAACAAGAAGACAGGCTCTAACCTTAAGCCCCCAGTTTCTGCTAAGGAGGCTGCAAAGTCCCCTAAAGCAGCAGGAAGACGTAAGAGCTTCTGTGCTCGTATGAGTGGTGTTAAAGGGGCTATGAAGGACGAGAAAGGCAGACCTACCCGCAAAGCCTTAGCATTAAAGAAGTGGGACTGTTAATTAAGGTATTGACTTTTAATCAATTTTATGGTATAATATAAGATATGAACTACATCTCCTTAGTAAATGACGTGTTGGTACGGCTTCGTGAGCCTGAGGCTTCCTCGGTCTCTGACAATGCCTATGTAAAATTGATTGCTAAGTTTGTCAATGATTCTAAGAGAGTCGTAGAAGACTCCTATAACTGGAATTCCTTGTCTGATACTCTATCAGCAACCACCACAGCAGATGTATTTAACTATGTCTTAACAGGATCTGGGCAACGGTTCAGGGTTATCGACGTTATTAACGATACTCAGAATTGCTTTGTAGAACTAGCTTCTACTAAGTGGATGGATCAGCAGTTCCTTATGACTACTCCTCAGAAGGGGTCTCCTACGTACTATAACTTTAATGGTACTAATGCCAATGGAGATACTCAAGTAGATTTGTTCCCTGTTCCTAACGGAGCATATGATATCAGGTTTAACATTATTAAGCCACAGATACCATTAGTAGCTAACGCTGATAACTTACTAGTTCCTGAAGAGCCTGTAATCTTAGGTGCTCTTGCAAGGGCTCAGGCAGAGCGTGGTGAAGACGGAGGAGTTCAGGCAGGGGAGACATATCAGTTAATGAAGCAGAGCTTAGCAGACGCTATAGCACTGGAATCAGGACGGTATTTAGAAGAACAGCAGTGGGTCTGGAACTAATGGCTAGTCCACTACAGACAGCATCAATAGCAGCTCCTGGATTCTATGGGCTTAACCTCCAAGAGTCTAGTATTACTTTGTCTTCTGGCTTTGCATTAAAAGCTCAGAACTGTGTGATCGATAAGTATGGTCGTATCGGTGCTCGTCGTGGATGGACTACAGTAAACTCTGCAGTTAATACTGACTTAGGTGCTGGTAATGCAGTAGAGTTTATATTTGAATTAGTAGATGGTGGTAGTAATCAAGTGTTAAGTGCTGGTAATAATAAGTTATTCGTAGGAACTACTACGATGACTACTAAGGCAGTGCGTAACACTACTAACAGCGGTGACGCTACTTATACTATTACAGCTAATAACTGGCAGGGTGCTGCGATGTCTTATGGAGATGTTACAGACTTCCAAGCTCATGTATATTTAGCACAAGCAGCACATCCTATGCTGGTGTATCATGAGTTACCTATTTCTGGTAATCCTTTTAGTTCGCACGATAGTGGTACATTTGGTTACCAGCGTGTAGGAGATGACGCTAAGTTACCTTCTAATCATAGCACATCAACATTCATGCCTAGCTGGGTATTGTCTGCTTATGGTAGAATATGGTGTGGTGGTATCAGTGGAGACACTCAGACTGTTTACTTCAGTGACTTACTAGCTGGTACAGACTTCTTAAACGGCTCTGCTGGTTACTTAAACCTACAAGAAGTATTACCTAATGGTGATCCTGTAGTAGCTGCTGCAGCACATAATGGATATATCATATTCTTTGGTCGTAAGAACATAGCAATCTATGCTAATCCCTTAGACACAGGAGCATTAACTCTTGTTGAGGTTATTTATAACGTAGGATGTATTGCTAGAGATTCCGTACAGAACATTGCAACAGATGTATTGTTTTTATCTGACTCAGGAGTTCGTAGTCTACAGCGAGTAGTTCAAGAGAAGTCCATGCCAATGCGTGATATTTCTAAGAATGTTCGTGATGAATTAATGGCTGCTGTGTTTTCAGAGACAGACTTAACTAAGATTAAAAGTGTTTACTACGAGCGTGATGCTATCTATTTATTAACGCTTCCTACAATTAAGTTTGTATATTGCTTTGATACTCGTGCTTCATTGCAAGACGGTTCTATGAGAGTTACAGTCTGGGATAGTATTGAACCTAAAGCATTCTTTGTTACTCAAGCAAGAGATTTATACATCGGTAAGCCGGGATATATTGCTAAATACTACGGCTATACTGATAATACTTCTAGTTATCGTCTTGCTTACTATACCAACTACTTTGACTTTGATGCTTCTACAAATCTTAAAATATTAAAGAAGATTGGTTGGGTATTAATTGGGGGTACTAACCAATCAGTAGCTATTAAGTGGGGCTTTGATTATAGTGAGAGTTATCAAGCTACTACATATGCTTTAGACGCTTCTACAGTATACGAATATAATAACTCTACTGTAGATACTATCCCCGGATCATCCGAATATAATATTGCTGAATATAGCTCCGGTATTGTTTTAGATCGATTTAACATTAATGCTGGTGGTCAAGGAACTGTAATGCAGTTAGGCTTAGAAGCAGATATTAATGGAAATCCAGTTTCAATTCAAAAAATAGACGTAGCAATTAAGCAAGGAAAGACTTTAGTCTAAGGACATACTATGGCAAACTATACAAAAGCAACTAACTTTACAGCTAAAGACGGACTACCTACTGGTAACTCAGGCAAGATTATTAAAGGCACAGAGATTGATACAGAATTCACAGCGATATCTTCTGCTATTTCTTCTAAGGCAGATTTAAATAGTCCTGCTCTAACAGGAACTCCTACAGCTCCTACAGCAACTGCCGCTACTAACACAACACAAATAGCTACTACTGCGTTTGTACTTGCAAATGCTATTCCTAGTGGTCTTATTTCAATGTGGTATGGAACAATCGCTACGATTCCTACAGGATGGGTATTGTGTAACGGTTCTAATGGCACTCCTGACCTTCGTAATAAGTTTGTTATTGGTGCGCATACTGATTCTGTTGGTGTAGCGTACTCCACAGTAACTGGAAGCAATACACAGACTGGCGGTACTAAAGATGCTGGTGTTGTAAGCCATACACATACTGCTACATCCGTTGTAACAGACCCTAGTCATGCGCATACTCAAATTGGCACTTCACCGGGTATTGCTGGATTGGAAGGTGTGGGATCAGCAGCAGTAGCAAATACTTCAAATACAGGTTCTGCGGTAACAGGAATTACTGTAGCTACAACAATTGCAACGGCTGGCTCTAGCGGTACAGATGCTAACTTGCCTCCATATT